AATGTGTCGCTCGTCGATTGGGCGCCGTACTGCGGCAAAGTTGATGTGGTCGTGGGCGGCTCTCCGTGCCAAGCATTCAGCGTGGCGGGATTACGAAAATCGCTGGAAGATCCAAGGGGGAATTTGACTCTTGAATACGTCAAAGCAGTTCATGCTATTCGACCTCGATACGCCGTCTGGGAAAACGTCCCCGGCGTCCTTTCGACCTCCGACAATGTTTTCGGATGTTTCCTCGCTGCCCTTGTCGGTGCTGATGAGGCCCTTGAAGTTGAAGAAGGGTGGCCCAGTGCGGGCATGGTCTGCGGACCTACGGGACGAGCCGCGTGGCGCCTACTGGATGCTCAATGGTTCGGCTTGGCCCAACGGCGCCTCCGCGTGTTCGTTGTCTTCTGTCCTGGAGACGGGGCCGATCCCGGAGAAGTATTATTTGAGCGCCCGCGCTTGCTCGGGCATCCTCCGACGCGCGGAGAAGCGGGGAAAGCAGTTACCCAAGGCGTTGCGGGAAGCGCTGGAGGCGGTAGCGAATGGCCGGCAGACGTTAGCCCCCCCCCTCAATGCCTCATGGGCTGACCGATCCGCCGGAAGCCAAGCGCAGGAGTGGGACAGTGAAAAAGGAGGGCGATTCGTCCCCGATGTCGGATTCGCACTCAACGCGAAAGGTGGGGGGGGTAGGATAGACGGGGAGAGTGAGACGTTCGTAGCGCACACGACAGGCGCTGGCTACTGGCAGGAGGGCGCCGGGACGTTGCGGGCCAGAGAGCAGGAGAGCCACGAGCATCTGGTAGCGCACTCTCTCCGCGCCGATGGGTTCGATGCTAGCGAGGACGGGACTGGCCGCGGAACGCCGATTGTGCCTATGGGGTTTCGGGCATGTGGTCAAGATGGATTTACACCCGCTGATGTCGCGCCGCCAATCATATCGACTGACGGAGGCGGGGCGGGCGTTCCGTCAGTGCTCACCTTTCACGGCACGCAAGACCCATGCGCCAACTACGGCGATACATCGCCCACAATCGGCTGCAACCAAGGGCAGGAGGCATGCATCGCCTTCCACGAAAACCAACGTGGCGAGGTTACAGTGAACGATACAGCAGGAGCTCTTAAGGTTGGCGGCGGCAAACCTGGTCAAGGCTATCCGGCCATCGCCTACAACCTCCGAGGCCGCGACGGCGGCGCAATGCCTGAGCCTACCGATGTCGCCAGCATTCGAGCGGCCAGTGGTGGCAGCAGCCGTACCTACGTTGGGGTCCGGAGGCTCACGCCGATAGAGTGTGAGCGCCTCCAGGGGTTCCCGGATGGCTGGACGGCTATCCCGTTTTGCGGCAAGCCTGCCGCCGACGGCCCGCGGTACAAGGCTTTAGGTAACTCGATGGCCGTGCCGGTGATGCGCTGGATCGGCCAACGTATCGCTAACCAGCCGTGGTGACACCGCGCCCGGCGCAGTGCCGTACCGCCTGGCGCGCCGACGGGCATTCGTAGCCGCACCGCGGGCACGCTGTAGGCTTCCTTGGCCTGCCAGGCCCGGCGCCATGGGTGCGGCGCAGTAGCGATGCGCGGCGGCTGCGTTCGCTGCGGAACTCTGGATCCGGGATGGTGGCGAGGTTCCAGTCTGGGGTGTAGTTCATGCGACCTCCTCCCACTCCAAAATCGCGGCACACGTGGCCGCGTGCTGCTCAAACATCACGCCATTGCCTTCGACGGTGACGATGGCCGTCACGCCGTCGATTGGCTCTACCTCGATGATTCCGTGCCCGCTGAGGCAGGGCGTTTCGCCGTCTGTTGTGACTCTGTATTTCGTTTCCATACCTGTCTCCTTTCCCTCCAAATGGCCAGCGGGGATTGTGATCGCGTATACCCATCGACAGTCTCCTGCGTTCTTCGCCGTGTCTCGGCTCCCCGCACAGTGATCGGGGCTGTGTCTGTGTTCCAGACAAAATCGGCTGGCTGAGACCGCAGCCATTCCCCGATCGGGCGAAGCTTTTCGCACAGTTCTCCCCACTGGTTGTGCAGGTAATCTTTGTCCTGGGGCGGCCAACCACCGTACTCCCACATTTTCTGTATTGTTTCCAGCCGCTCCAGGATGGAATCGATCTTGCGTAGGTTGGCTAACTGCGTATCCGTACACTGTATTTTCATGTTCCTCTCCCTTCCTTTCGCTTCCTGCGACCCCTTGTGGGGTTTCGGCCTTAGCGGGCCTCATCAGGCAGGTGTGAGTGTGTCTAGCAGAGCGTTAACCAGCGCCGCCTCATCCTCCAGGTCGCACTGGATATCAGCCTCAGTGAGTGCGGCGTCAACGTCGATCCCACGCTCGCGCAGTTCGTGTTTGCGATTCTCGATGGCCTGATGCGCGGCGATGACCTCAGACCACCATGCGTAGTCGTCGGCGGTCATGATGCTCTCGCCGTCCTCGCCGCGCTCAACCAGCGCTCTGGCGTAGGCGTTTTGGGTCACCAACACATCCGGCACCAGCACCGATGTCGAGTCCGACGATAGCGCGGCTTGTGGCACAGACAGGAAAAACTTGATTGTGTAGACGCCGTTAGGGCGCCCCCACAGCTGCACCTTGGCGTCGCCGTTGCCATCCACGCCTTCAAAGCAATACTCGGAAGGCACCGCCGTAATCGTGGGTTGCAGGTACTGTTTGCGGCGCATGTCGCTAACCGTAATAACCTGCATGACGACGTTGCTGGTGATGTTTAATGGGTCGCTGGTGACGCGGAATTTCTGACCGGCACCGGTCATGGAGTATTCGTAGACGCTGCCTGACGTAGTGACTGTAATCTCTTGGCCTAACGCGTTCCAGTCGTAGGCGTCCTCGATCTGACGCTTGGCATCATTGACAAACTTGCCGATCAGAGAGGAATAGGTAGTCAGGCCGACAGTCGTCACCTGCGTCTCTCGCAGGCGGGCCAAGACATCGTTGACGAGTTCTAAATAGGTCATTTGCTTTTCGCCTTATTCCTTGCGGATATAGCTTTAGCTTTTGCCTTTGCGTCTGCCTTGGATGATGCGCCCCAAGCATTCAAAGAGAGCAAGAGCCGGGTGGGCTCGCCGTCTTTGCGCTCGGGACCGGGCATATTGCCCATCCTGGCGAGAAAAGAAGCTCGTCGCGGGTTGTCGCCAGTTTTCACCGGCGTTTTGAGGTTGCCCCCAGTTGCTGCATTATAAGACGCACGACCCTTGGCATTCAAGCCGCCCTTGGGGTTTTGACCGGCTTTTCTTTGCCAAGCGGGAGTTTTCATTTTTTCTTAGCGGTTTTAGCAGCTTGTTTAAAGTCAGCTTTCGTCGGCGCCCCCTTGGTTCCAGGCTTTCTCATCTTCTCGCCAGAACCCTCGGCAATGCGCTTACGTTTAGCGGCAATATTGCTGTAGAGGCCGGGTTTCATTTATTGGCCTTTTTCTTGGCCATCCCGGCCATGCTAAACCCGATAGCCACCGCTTGTTTCTGCGGGTAGCCCTCTTTGCGCAGCTTGCTAATCTTGGCCGAAGCAGCTTCCTGCTTGCCTTTTTTCGTGTACGGATACTTCTTACCATCAACCATTGGCATGATCTTACCCCTTAAAAAATAGCCGATCGGCTACAAAAGTCAGTATCCCGCCAAGCGTTGAGGCGATCGTCATCCCCATCCAGAAGCCGCCTTTGGACTTATTGGCCAACTCCAGCAGGGTCTTGACGTCGTTGCGCAAGGCGTGGACTTCCACATTCAATGCTTCAACTTGTGCTTCGAGCTTTCCAAACTCGCGAGGGTCAATTTCTGACATTTTCCGGTTTCCTTGGGCGTCCCATCCGTTTGACGGGTGGTGAAAGCATTATTTCTGTTGACATTCGTTCAGGCATCATCTCAGGTACATCAACCCGCACGTAGCCTTGATGGCCTTTCATGCTGTCAATGTCGTGCTGATGGATAAACGTGACCGTCTGGCCACTGACCAAACACTTGAATGTCGCCATAAAACCTCCGAACGGCAAATTGGGGGCGCAAGCCCCCAATTTTTACGCCAGTGAACGTACTACGACCAGACGCAGTGTGGACGATGCCAAGTCCACAGTGCCACCGGTTTCGTTTTGGAACCGGATGCTAACGGTATCCGCTGCGCTGACGTAAGCGGTCACGATCAGACCCGCCACATCAACGGCCAGCGAAGCCGACAGCACCATGTCACCGAGTGCTACGCCGGGGACAGCCACGGTATCGGTGTCACCTGCGCCGTCAACCAAGCTGTCGGCGTTCAGTGTGGCACGAACCAAAAAAGTGTTGGAATACAGTCCGCGAAACTGGTCATTACCAGCGCGAACCACGACGGAAGATGCATTTGCCATGAGGTTCTCCTAATTAGGTTAAAAATCCCCCGACCCGTGGCCGGGGGAGTTTAATTAGGCTGGAACAGCCAGAGCGAATGCAGACGACGAGGTTGCAGCACCCACAGTCGCGGCAGTACGCATGGCTTTGACGCCATACAGCATGTCGGAAGTGAAGAGTGTGCCCAGGTATTCCTGCTTGTACTGGGTCTGCGAACGAACGCCCATCTGCTCAACCAGAACCATCGACTCCTTGTGGCCCATCAGGCAGATACGGTCAGCGCCCGTGTTACCAGCGCCGAAGTCGGCGTTGGAAGTAACGAACACAGGGATGCCGTAGAGGTTACCGATCTCGCCGTTACGGATGGCGCTGCCGTCACCGACAAATGCCTGTTCGGTGTAGCGAGCCAGACCCATCAGGGTGTTACGGCTGGATGGTGGGATGATGAAGAAACGGCCGTCCATCGGGGTGTCGTTGTCATCCAGACGCTGGATGGTGCGACGGATCGCAGCATCGGTCAGGGCAGCAGCGTTCGATGTCGAGCTGTTGTACGCAGTTGTGCCATCCGAGCCGATATAGGCTTTGGTGGACGAAGCAGAAGTTGCGTAGTCGTCAGTGCCAACGGTTGCGCCGTTGAATGCACGACCGAGCTGCACCAGATCAGTGTCTACTTGCTTGGCCAGCGCATAGCCGGCGTCGTTGGTGTAGAACTGACGCAGCGAGTTCAGAGCCTGGGCTTCGACGATGTCTTCGATCAAACGGCTGTACTCGTAGTGCTTGTTGATCAGAATCTGGACTTCAGACTCAGTTGCAGCGATCAGCGTGACGGCATTGGTTGCCACTTTGGCCGAAGCGCTACCACGGGTTGGGGCAGGAACGTGAACGGTGTCACCTTTCTTGCCTTTGAAGTTCATCTTCATAACGACGTTGGCCAGAACCAGGTTCTTTTTGTAGGCCGCAACAATTTCATCACTCCAAATCTCTGGAATGAATGTTGCTGCTGTCGTTGTTGTTACGCTATTTGCTGGGCTAAATGCGGTTGCCATGTCTAACTCCTAAAGTCAAAAGTAAATTATTTGACCCGGCCCTCTGCATACGCCGCCATAATTTCCTCGGACAGCGCGTCATATCGAGCTGGATCGGTCATTTTCAGCCGAATAAGGTCAGCTCTGCGGTAGACACGTTTTGAACTCTCCCCGGTACCCCCCGTGTCCACTTGCGCCGCTTTTAGCGACTGCTGGCGAGCCTCCTTACCGGATTGCTCGACCTGCTTTTGCTTAATGCCACGCAACTGCTTGTAGGTGGTCAGCAATTCATTGGCCGCATCGAAGTCAAACTGCGCATCGGCTCTGGCGTAGAGTTCGAGTCGTACCTGAGACGATTTAATCCATGTCTCGAAGTCCTTATCCGCCCCGATTTCCATGAAATCTGGGTGCTCTTGCGCCAGACGCTGCTGAGTTTGCATCCGTTTGAACTCGATACCCGCCTGGCGGGCAGCGACAACGTCCGGATGTGTCTCAACGGTCTTCTGAATTGCCTTTTTAGGGTCATCAAAAAAGTCTACTTCAGGCTCTACCTGCTCAACAGGTTGAGATTTTGACGAGAGATTCTGCTTGATCAGCTCATCGGCAAGTTTTCGCACTTCCCCGACTTCCTGCGCCTGACGACCAATGACCTTCTCGGCCTCTTGGTGCATCTTGACGACGTCCTCGATCGACTTGCCGCGATAGCGGTCAGGTAGTTCAGGGACTTCTGGCGCTGCGTACTCGGGTAGTTTTGCTTCCTCTGCCTCTAACTCACTAGGCATCTCTGGTTCTTTATCAATCAACATGTCGAAGTTCCTTTTCCTGCCATCTTTTGGTTCTCAGGATTAAACATGAACAGGGCATTTCTGCTTATCTGTTCGCCTTCTGCTCGGATTTTAGCTTGTCTCGGTGCTTTTTATCAAACTTTGCGTGAGCCGTTGGAAACGCTCCCGACCACCCTTCCAATTTAAACGCCGGTGCAGATATTGTGCGGCTGGCCGTCTTGCCGCAATTGCAACGAACTACTTTGTCTTCGTATTCGACAAATCGTTCGATGCGCTCTCCGCTTTCGCAGAGAAATTCAAATATCTTTCTCATTGAGTGCCTCGTATGCCTCTTCGCTGACCTGTTTCAAGGTTTTCAGCCAGTTTAGGATAGATAACTCACCCTTCTTAAATTGTAAATCTTTTTCGTCCTGGATTGTAGCGACGTTATTTAAAGACGTTATCATTAAGTCAATATCTTCCAGCAGATCGCGCCAGCCCTGATGGGTCATCATGGCAAATCGATCTTCGTAGTATTTTTGCAGTTCAGGCGTCATGCTTGCGCCTCGTCAGCTGGTTCCGGTGTGTTGCCCGCCTCAAGCCACGCAAGATATGCCTGATAGTCGGTGTTGGCTGGATCGAAGGGGATACAAGCGCCATCCGATAGACGAGAAACACATTGTGCTAATTCACCGAAAGTTCCAATGCACTGTTTATACATTTTATAACTCGATTGAAAAGTCTAAATATTGATTTGAATTTGCAGCCAAAATACACGCCGCACGACCAACAGTTAAACCGCCACCAGTTGCGCCAACATTTATTGTTGAGTGAGTTGTTGAAGAACTTTGTGCGGAAATTGAAGTTACTGCTGGATTTGCAGAACCATCATAAACAGTAACGCCAGAATACCCCGCTGTTGGTGATGCTCTCATTGTTACTGGGTGCGTAAAGCCACATTGTGCCGCAGAAGTAGTTCCGTTAACAGCACCTACAGCAAGCGTTGTTGAATTAGCACCATAAGTTGTGCGGTAATAATACCTCTGACACAACGCCAACTCCGTACCATACGGCCTGTAATCAAAGCTCGTGGCTGTGCTGCCAATTTCTAATTGCGGCCTGAGAACAGTGCCAGTATTGAATTCAACCGTGCAGTTAGCACCGGCGGTAAGGCCCGTTACTGTAATCGGGCTTGCAGCGTAGGAGCCGCCATTGACGCGCGCTTGCGCTGTGCCAGACCATGACAGCGTGTACGTGCCGCCTTCGGGCATATTGCAGCCCTCAATCACCTGCTGCAACGAGCCAGCGGTGATCGTTATCGTAATCGGTACTCCTATCGAGCCTTGCGTGAATGTGTAAGTGCCGCCGCCTGACCCCGCTTTCCAGCGATCATGCGCATACACACCGGAAGCTAAAGAAGTACCAGAAACGTAAACGCGCTGGTTGATAATGAATCCGGCGTCGATCAGCCGATTTTTCATCCCAACTTGTGCAGATGCTTGGCTGCTGTTATCGTTAAATACGAGGCCGTTAGTGCCGTTAATGGTAACGCTCATTATTTGGCCTCCAGTGCGGCTACTTTGGCCTTAGTGATATCTAGTTCTGCTTTGAGTTCTTGAATTGCCGCTGTCAGCGTTGCGACTAAAAACGATGTGTCGATGCCCTGTGGCTTGATGCTGCCGTCTTCGTTGACTGCATCTTTTTCGCCGGTTACTGCGCCGGGGCAGACTTCAGCAAGTTCGTGCGCGATGAATCCCTCACCCTCGCTATCATTCGCGTTCCACTTATAAGTGCAGGGTTTAAGTGCAGCCACCTTTGCCAACGCATCTTGCATAGGCTGGATGTCATGCTTTAGGCGGTAGTCAGATGAAGTGTTAAATGCAGTAGCCGTATTTCCATTGTTTGAAATAGAACCGATTACTGCGTTGTTTGCTGCATTAACAAACCATAAAAAATAAGACCCAGCGCCAGCAGTGTTTTGACAACCAATAGCCGCCTCTCCACTCACGGTACTTTTTATGTTTATCATCCCCGGCCCGATAAGAGCGGTTGTATTGACAAACAATTTACCGCTGGAGTCGATACGGGCGCGTTCTGCTCCGTTGATGTAATAGATCAACGGGTTGTTACCCGTCACTAGCGCCATACCCCCTAAGGATGACGGCGTGATTTGAAGGTAGTAGCTGGAGTCCCGAACGTCTAGCCCTGCATTATTTTGAGTTGTTACAACACCCAATTTCCCACTAGGCGAACTCGTCCCAATCCCCACGTTGCCGCTGGAATTAGCATAGATCATCGTACCGTCATCAGCAGGAACCGTAATTGTCTTATCCGATGCTGTATTAGCGCCAGTTAGTATTACTCCACCACCAGAAGCTGTGTTTAACTTGATTGGCATTACATGGCTCCTAGCTGTTCGTCAGTAGGTCTAGGCAGTGTTGGATGATCCCACTTAGCAATGTAGTCACCGCGACCATCAGAGTCGTTTTGCAGGGTGATTACTGTCATAAAATCCACTGCTTTAAGCTCAGGATGTAAGGATATGATTTTGTCGTAGAGTGTCATGCTGCCCTCGCCAAAAATCCAAAAAATCCAGACGCTGTATCACCTAAACCAGCAGTCATATTAGCACCTGAATTTTGGTAAAAATACAATTCAAAATAATCTGTTGATCCATTTGCATAAAGCAGAGCGGTTAATAGTGGTGATGGGGCTTGGTTAGAATTTGGTGTAAAAGAGCCACTAAATGCTTTTGATCCATTTTTATAGATAGAGCAACCGACTAGTCCTGTTGCAGATGCGCTTGTAACAATATTCGCACCAAATCCATAATATCCAGCAACAGTTGGCGTAAATCTAGATGACGCAAAATTTGAGTTTGTATCAAAATTTTCTGTATCTGCGTTTATTTTTGTCCAAGTTGCATTTGTTATTGTTTGATAGCCACTGTTATAAGCGCTAAACGCTGGCCCCGTCCCCGCAACACCGCTTGCTAATTCAGCTTGCACAATAGAGCCATCAGGCAATCCTCCTGCGGATAAACCTGTAATCGTGCCGCTACCGTCAATCGTTATTGGCATATCACACTATCGTCCAGTTAGCGCCAGAGGGGACAGTCACTGTCACACCACTCGCGACGGTTGTATTCTTACCGCTGATGCCTTCATAGCCCGTTGGGAACGTCACCGACGTATTGACCGTCTGATTGGTGAACAAAATGCCATTCGACGAAGCTAATTGTGTTGCTCTCAAGTCACCCAGCGATGGGTTGTACGTCAACTTGGTGCTCGACACGGTCGCAACCGAGTACGTGCCCGAGGTAGCCGTTGAGAATGTTGGGTAGTACGTTGCGTTGGTCGAGGTGTCGTCCGACACCGTCGTGCCAGCAGACACAGCCGCCCACTTCACACCCGACGCAGTTGTTGAATCCGCAGTCAATACATACGCGTTCGTACCGACAGCCAGGCGGACATTATCCGACCCGTCATTGACGATCAAGTCACCCTTAGTCGTCGTCGGTGCCAGTGCATCGAAGGCCGCAACAGCCGTTGTCTGGCCTGTACCACCATTGGCGATCGGCAGCGTGCCAGTCACCTGCGTTGACAGACTAACACCCGACAGCGTGCCGCCCAGGGTAAGACTACCGCTAGATGTGACCGTGCCAGAGAGGCTAATGCCATTGACCGTACCGGTGCCACCAACGCTGGTGACCGTACCGACGTACTGATCGTTCGAGGTAATCGTAAAATTAGGGTACGTACCCGTGACAGCCGTCGTGCCTGCACCCGTCAAAGCAACCGTCTGATCAGGCGCGCTGTTGGTAATCGTAAAATTGGGGTACGTGCCAGACGTGCTGATACCCGTGCCGCCAGTCAAAGCGACTGTTTGATCTGGTGCTGCATTGGTAATCGTAATCGACCCGGCGCCTTCAGTAATCGTAATGCCCGTGCCATCAGTCAGCGTGTTCTTTTCCCACAGACTGGTCGATGCGTTGTAGATCAACACCTGACCGTTGCTAGGTGACTGAGCCGAGACATTATGCAGCTCATCCAGCTCGTATCCATTCTGCACGCGTACGTACAGCCGGCCATTGCCCATATTGGCACGCTCGACCACACCAATATAGACCAGATGGTTGGGTGCGTAAGGCTTAATGTTAGTCAGCGTACCGGCAGTCGCGCCAACATACAGTGTGTCGCCTGGCGAGAAGGCCGACAAGTTCAGACCATCCTGCACGCCTTGGCACAGCACCATGCCAGCCTGACCTGCGGCGATATTTTCCGCACAAACGCCCAGCGTTTTGGCTGAAGTTGCGTCACCCGTGTTGTACGCCAGCTTGACTGATACCCGGTCGCCTTGCGCAGCGTACATGTACACCGGCTGGCCCTTGGTAATCGTCACCGCCTCGTCATTCGTCACGTAGGCGTAGAGCGTTTGGCCAATATCGGCCGCAATGTTGGCGTTCAAGCCCACTGTCAACGTCTGTTGCGTCGCGTCCCAGTACAGACGGCCTGCTGCGTTGGTGACTGTGGCGCCCGTGTCGAACTGAACGAAGTCCGGCGACGAGATGCCGCCGGTTACGCCCGTCATCGACGTGATGTTGTCGTTAGCGCCTGCAATCGCCCAGCTCTGGTCGATCTTTTGCCAGACGGTGCCGTTAAACAGCAGCCAATCGCCCGCTTTCCAGTCACTGATGCCGTCCAAGGTGGTCGTACCATCGACCGACACCACGTAGTAGTAGCCGTTGGTGCCCACGCCTGACGCCAAAGTCGGCGTGTTGGTGCTCGCGTTCCATGTGCCTTGATAGTCAAGACCACCGGCCACGTCCGCCCATGACAACACCGACCCGTTGGTGGTCAAGAACTTGCCCGCATTGCCGGTCTGACTCGGGATCAGATTGTCGATCTGTGTCTGGAGCGAGGCCAGCGCATCAATGACCGTCTGGCTAGTACCACCACCGTTGGTGATGACCTTAATGCGCTCGGCCAAGTCGGGCGCCACCACCTCACCGACGTTGATCTCACGACCATTCGACAGACTGATGATGAGCGAACCATCGAAGTCGATCTTAGCGTCCGTGACAGACACCCCATCGACCCCATCCACCCCGTTGACACCGTCCCGACCCGCTGGACCGGCGGGTCCTTGGGCACCATCACGACCTGGGCGGCCATCCAAACCGTCTCGGCCGTCCGATCCGTTGGCGCCATCGCGTCCATCACGGATCGAATTGACCCGTGTAGTGATCTTATTGCCCAGATCGTCGTACTTGGCACGAATATCGGCCTCGATCTTCTTCAAGGCATCGACCACCATGCCCACATTCTCGCTCACACGCTGTTTTTGCTTGCCGCGAGCCTCTTGCAGGGTGGCACGAACCGACTCCAGAACAGCTTTTTGCTGTTCTGGCGTCATGTTTTGCAGGATTAACTGCTTAGCTAGGCTTTCAACGTCCACCAGACAGCTCCTTGGTCAGTTCTGCCAAGAAATCTTCTTCCATACCGCTGATCTTGTTCGCCTTCTCCGCCATCTGCATCTCAACAATCTTCGATTTGTTCTTGATGTCGGCTTCTTTTAGCATCAATTCAGCGATCTTGACCCGTTTGTCGAACTCTTTGGAGGCCATCTCATCGTTTGTCGGCAGATTCTGCGTGTTGGCCGCCATAATCTTGCTCTGCACCTCGATGGGCTTCAATTTCGTCTCAATCGTGGTGTTGATCGCTTCCGCCCGGTTGCGCTCGGCCTGTGTCTGATTGACCGCAATCTGCGACTGAGCCGCCTGCATGGCCAGCTGCTGCTGCATCATCGCCGCTTGCTGCGCTTCAGGGTTGGGCTGCGCCATCTGCGTCAAGGACTCCATCAACTCCATGCGGTTAGACAGCGAGCTGTTGGCCACGATGCCTTTCAGAATCAGTGGCAACACCGGTGTGTCAGGACCCAGCGTCTGCAAGAGCGCAATAAACTGCGCCTGCTCGTACTCGCGGGCGATGATACCCAGTGTGGCTGTCGGCACGAAGTTCAGATCGACCGACGGATAGCGCTCGGGATCAAACTGCATGTACCTAAACGCCGCTTTTTTGATGAACGGGATTAGGAAGTCTTCCTGAAAGTTCACCAGCGTGCGCTTGTACTTCTTAATGATCGTGGCGACCGCCATCGACATGCCGGCGTTGCCGCCATCGCGAGCAACTTGGCTCACCATGCCTTGGCTATCCAATGTGCCTGTTGCTTGCAGGAGCATACGCTCGAAGGCTTGTGCAGTCGTCAGATTGCTGCCGTCCGTCTGACCGAACTTGAACGGGAACAGAATCTCGCTTGGGTTGCCATTGGTCATGAACGCCTTGCCGGGGCGCACTTCAAACTTCGCACCGCGTGGCAGACGTGTGGCGTCCATCGCCACCATCGGCACAGCAGTCAACGCCAGCGAGTCCAGATGCGTTCTGACCTGCGCATCGATCGCCTTTTGCATGTTGTAGGCTTTCTCCACCGTACCACGGCCAGGCAGCCGGTTGGGCACCGTGTCGTCCTGATACGTCAGTACCGGACGATCCTTCATCATGTACGGGTTCTCTTCGGCCTTTAGCAGCATGCCGTCGTTACCGATGACGATGATGGCCTCGACCATGTCGCTGTAGTCTTCAGCAGGCGAGTCGTCGGGGAACAACTCGACCATTTCCTCGTCTTCTTTGTTCAGCTTAGCGATGTACTCTTTAGGCACCAGGCCGTAGTACGTCAGCAGTTTGACCTTCTCGTTCTGGTACTGACTGACCTCTTGTGTCGGCTCCAAGTCGGTGTCGTCGTAGGTCGGCACAATGTTGACCTTACGATAGACGCCCTTCTCAATGTTGGCCACCACCTTGTGGATGGACACGTACTTCTCGATCGCCACACCCATACAGTCGTCCACTGACGTGCCGTTGGGATCCCACAAGAAATTCTTTGGATTGACCGGTATCGGTTTGACCGAGACGCGCTCCACCTCTTGTACACCAATGGCCGCTTGGCCAGTCATGCCGGGGATCGGCTGGGTCGCTGGGATGTATTCCTTCTCCATCGTTGTCGTGATCTCGGCGATACCCGTGCCATAGATCTCAGCCAACAACTCGATCTGATCGACGTACTTCCTAAACTTGTCTTTCTTCAGATCCTCCATCATCTGGATCTTCAACATCTCGACATCCATCGGGTTGCCGTTGATGTCTTGGACGTCGTCCTTGATGTCGAAGTATTCCCCAGAGCCGAAGATCGCTTCCATGATCTCCGCATGGCGCGTCTCAACGGCCTGCTGCGTCATGGGGGTCACAATACGGGAGCGTTCAGAGTCGCGTGTCTTGTCTTCAACAGCCCACTCACCACGGAAGATGCGCTCATATTCTTCCCATTGCGGGAGGAAGTTCACATTACGGTAGTCGCGCCAGCGGTCGCAATGGTCAACCACGAAAGCGATAAGCTCTTTATCGTTTTCCGTGGGTTCGTCAAAATCGTTTTGGTCCATCTTACACCCCAGAAATTACGTCTATCGGCTCCCATTCATCGTCAGCGTCGCCTTCGAAGTAGGAAGTCACCGCCAACTGGTCAATGTAGGATAGCGCGTCGGGTAGGTCATCATGGACGCCTTGCGCCGGAAACATCAACAGCTGGTCAAGAAAGGTCTCAAAATCACCTTCTTGGTTCAGCACGATCCTGCCGTGCTCGAACCGACCCTGGAGGCTCCAGATGATCCGGTCAGCCTTTTTCCGGTTACCATGCGTGAGATCAACTATGTGCGAATATACATTATTTTTGCGCATTAAATCACTCAAATACGGCAAAACCGCGTTTTTTAGCGCGCCTCGTTCTATCCCAACGCTCAAGGGCCGGTAGTCCCGCATGGCCATCAGAATCTTCGCCGCTGTCTCACGAATATCCCAGCGCCCATGCTGGATGTCTTTAACGAACCACTTGCCGTCGTCTGTCACTTTGACAATCGCGATCGCCGTCTCGTCCAGCCGCTTCTTCGAATTCGCTGCCTGCTTGGCCACTTCCTCGAACCCGGCCAAGTCCACCGCCACGAAGTAGCTGCCATAGTCCGGCTCCTCGCCGTACTTGATCCACTCGTCC